TTACAATCTCAAAAGCACTTGAAGCTGGAATGTTGAAGGATTCCAAAATACTAGATGTGCTAGCTGAAAAAGTACAGAGTGAAGGCTTTCCTGAAAAGTTTGATCTTCCGGTCAAAACCTCGACTGGAGCAGAACTCGTTTTTCAATATGAGCTGTATGAAAAAACAATTAATGAAAACAAAAGTTATCACCAAGTAACATTCACATATGAACATACTCGTGAAACCACTATTAAGATTCGTGATCTATTGAAAATTGCTGAGAAAGATGATAGTGATGAAGGTGGAGAAGTCTATGATGAATTGCATGAAGAATTAAATTGTGCAGAAATGATTCATATCACAGCAGAATTCGCAGAAAAATTCACAAAGGTTTGGGCCACAAACAAATGATTTCCGTACTTAGGCTGTGGTATAATATTGTCACAGCCTAATAAGAATAATATCTGAGGAAATTCCTAATGGACTTAGAAAAGGACTCGTTAGTAAAAACTCTAAAGTTTGATAAACTTTATATGGATCTAGCTAAACGTGTATCATTGATGTCTCATGCTAACAGAAATAAAGTAGGGTCTATTTTAGAAAAAAATGGACAAATCATTTCTATGGGATGGAATGGCACACCATCCGGCTTTGATAACTCGTGTGAAGATGAAGATGGCGTAACAAAACCAGATGTGATTCATTCTGAAATGAACTTGATTTGTAAGTTAGCTAGATCAACTGAAAGTGGTGAAGGATCAACTATGTATGTTACTCTTTCGCCGTGTGTACAATGTGCTAAAGCTATTATTCAATCCGGGATTACTAAAGTGAAATATGGTACTCCATATCGAGATTTGGCTGGTGTAGAGTTACTTGAAAAAGCAGGAATCGAAGTCGAACATCTTCCGCTTTAAAATATGTACATCATTTGATTTTTGATATACAATACATCTCATATTAATGATTTTAGGAGTTACCAAATGATTTCACGTCCGACGCGTCTTCGCTTGCCGCAGACTGAAAAATTCGATGCTGACAATCCAGATCATCGGACGGCGTATGTGATGTTTTTGAGTACCCAAAAATGGCCTATCAATTTTGAAGTCGAATGGCCGTTCACCAGTATCCCATCGATGGTCATGTTTAAATTGGCTGCTAAAGCAGTCGAGGCAGATGGTCATCTCGATTTGGATACAATTCTCCAGAAATCGGCGATTGAACCGACTACGCAAGGTTCTGCTACAGTACCGAAGTCACCACGGATTACATTGGTGGCTTAAAGGAGATACATGTATCCCGAGTTCAAAACTGATCTTGGAGAGTATATTCTTTGGTACGATGGCTTTGTGGAAATAGATCCTTCTAGATTGGAGGATCTATTCCTTAAAGGGGTCGATCCAAGACGGATTGCTGTTTCCGAAATCAATCAAGATGTTCAAAAATATAATAAGCTTGCTAAGAATAAGATTCAATTAAAAAATGAAATAGATGTTGATCTGATCAATTTTAATTGGAATATTCCCGGGGAATATTTAGAAATAGATGTTAAGAAATATATTTTAGCGTTGACTGTTTCAAAGTTAACTTGGTATTCTGGCCAAGATTTAAAAATTCGGTATGATCGAATCACTCAAGAATTAAAAGAATATACCGATAGAAATCTTCTAGATGTCCTGCGTGTTTTGATATATGTAGTCGATATGTTCAAGAAAAATAAAGTCGTTTGGGGCGTTGGCCGCGGATCTAGCTGTGCTTCATACATATTATTTCTATTGGAAGTACATTCTGTTGACTCTGTTAAATATGAAATTCCATTAGAAGAATTTTTTAAATGAAATTCTGAAAGTCAGTTATAAATACTATACTTGTTGATGTTGCATAAACCGATAATTATAGGAGATTGACTGATGGCAAAGATGGCAAGAAGTGCACGTGGTAGAATAGTGAATTTTGATTTGATAGCAATTCGCCAGCAATTAGCAAATGCTCCAGCTCCAGTAGCTGTTTCAGCACGCCGTGAATATATTGATGATAAGGAAGCTGGTCGTCCAGTAAAGGATACTTTTTTAGATCCAATCAATATTTCAATGGGTGAATCACCTGATGAATTTGAGAATTCAAACGAATAAAAAATAACAATATAACAAATAGGTAATTAATGAATTTACGACCTCTTGGCAAAAATATTATCTTCATTTTTCTAGAAGAAGTATCTCAAGGCCGATTCACTCCAAGCCATGCTAGTGGGATCATTCTCACGAACAAAAACGTTGATGTCAATCGAGAACCAAAATGGGGCAAAGTTTTCCTAACTGGTCCTGACTGTGATGACGAAATTAAAGTCGGCGATTATATTCTAGTTGAGAGCTTATGCTGGACACCAGGATTTGATTTTGATGGTATTAAATTTTGGAAGACGGATTCAGATAAAGTCATGATGGTTTCCGATACTCCGCAACACTCATACTAAAGGTTTAAAATGTTTTTAGTCCTATTGCTTTTCATGGCAGCATTGTCATTGGAAGGAATCGGAACTTTTATCTCGGTGACTGGTTTGGCAGCAACTTTTGCTGCTGATCCAGTCATTATGCTGATGGCGGTTATTCTCGATTTCTGCAAGATTATAGCAGTTAGTGTATTAGCTAAAAAATGGTCGTATCTAAATACTGCAGTTAAAGGGTATTTGATTGCTGCGGTATTAGTCTTAGCAGTAATTACATCTTCTGGTATTGCTGGGTATTTGTCAAATTCATTTCAAAAAGCGATGTTGCCTAATCAAGGAAATCAAATTGTCCTTGATAATGTTCTTAAAGAACAAACTACTTTAGAAAATAGAAAAACTGAAATTGATAAACAAATTGATCAACTTCCTTCTAATTTGGTAGCAGGCCGCCAACGGCTTATTAAAACTTTTAAACCAGAAGAAGATAAAATCAATGCAAGACTAAGTGAAATTGACCTGCAGCTTCCAAAACTGCAAACACAGCAAGTCCAATTGCACACTGCAGTAGGACCGGTCATGTTCTTATCTCAAGCACTCGGTATAACACCCGATGAAGCTGTGTCCGTAGTCATTGCATTGATCATCTTTGTATTCGATCCATTATCAATAGCATTCCTAATTACTGGAAATAGATTGATGGTGTATCGTGAAGAAGAATCAAAACCGGAAGAAGATAATATAAAAACCTATATTTTTGATGGGCCTGGAAAAGGTAAAGGTTCTCGTGTTACAGAACTTCCTGGCCAAGAACCAGTTCAAAATTTTGAACTTCATGATTTCACTTATAAACAAAATCCTATCGATATTGAAACTCATAAAACTTCAGAATCTTCTGAAGTTTTATCAGAGCCAGAAATTTCTAGGATTGAAGAGATTGAACCCGAATATAATACCGAAGATGAAGCCAGAAAAAGCTTTGAACAGCTCAATGAATTAATTAAAACTTCTAGAGTTGATTCTGAAGAACCATTAGTTGATTTAGGACCTTGGCCTTGGCCAGTTTCAAAAGATCCGGTCCCGGGCAAATCAATTGATCTACCAGATTGGGAACCGGTTCGTATCCCTAATGAAGTATTGAACACTCTAGAAGTTCAAAAGCCTATAGTTCCTGAATTAACCCAAACAACTAAAGAACATCTTGATGAAGTTCTTAGACAAATTCTAACAGTTAATCCAGAAGGTAATCTAACTGACGAAGAACGAATTCGATTAGACCTTGCTCTTGATCGGATATTTGGCGCCAGAGATCACCAGGAACCTCCTAGCGAACCTGTTCAGGAAGATGAAGAGGAATATGTGCCTGATGAGAACGAAGCCGCTGTCGTCACTCCTAGTGCATCTTTGCTAGATCCTATTTCATTGGATAACATGAATGGGTCTGGGTTTACCTTCCTTGGTCCGCATTGGATAAATCCAAAACTTCTTGAAGAATATGTGGACAAGAAGTAATTTTCTCTTTTTAACTTTATACTGAATTTATATATGGCAAAATCTAGTAACATCAAACAGCTTTGGGTTCGGAAGTATATGCCAAAGAATCTTTCTGAGGTTGTATTTCAAAATCCTTCACAAAAAAGTAAATTTAACAAATATGTCAATGATGGAGTATTCCCACATTTACTTTTATCCGGTCCTCCTGGTTCTGGTAAGTCATCAATTTCAAATGCGCTGATTGCAGAATTTAATTTAGATCCTATTGATATCCTTCGAATCAATGCATCTAAAGAAAATAGTGTGGACGTTATGCGAGAGAAAATATCCAACTTCGTTGAATCCTATGCATGCGGCCCATTCAAAGCAGTTCAATTAGAAGAAATGGATCGTCTCTCACCAGCTGCACAAGATGCTCTTCGTGTAATCACTGAAGATTATTCTGATCATGTCCGGTTCATTGGAACATGTAATCATGCAAACAAGATCACTCAAGCTTTAAAATCTCGCCTAACCCATTATGTTTTTAAAGCTCCGGCCTTTGAAGACTCTGCTGTTTTAGTAGCAAATATCCTAGTCAATGAAGGTGTTGATTTTGATATTGATTTGTTGGAAAAATATATCAGATCCTGTTATCCAGATCTTCGTGCTCTCCTCATGACACTTCAAGATAATTCGGTCGATGGGAAATTGACCGAACCAGAATCAGCAACCAGTCATGATTACAAATTCAAACTCTTAGAATTGTTTGGCAGAGGAAATCTCCGAGAAGCACGAAAAGTAGTCAGTGAAAATGTTAGCAATGATGAATATGAAGATTTGTATTCATTTATGTACGAAAATGTTGATGCTATCAAATCTTGGACACCAGAAATACAAGAATCTGCTATTGTTTTAATTGCGGATTATCTATACAAAAACAGCATGATGGCAAATCAAGAATTAAATTTTGCTGCATTATGCATTCGTTTGGACGCACTATGAATATGTTAGATGAATTCTTAGATGAAGTCTTGGGTAAATATGACTACGAGATTCTCCCGCTTGGTCATGCTCAAGCTTTTTATCTGGAGGTTTTACTCCATTCACACCCTATAGAAACTAGAAATTCACTACATATCTATGAAGAAGTATATTCTCATGGTAAAGATGAATACCTATGTCTGCTACCTTTTGGGGATGCTCTCCCATGCGAAGTGTCAATCAGGACACTTCGAAAGAGAAAAGATCCTATCCAATTGGAATTGTTTTAAATCAAGACCAAAGATAGATTGAGTTGTAGTAAAATAAAACATACAACATAAGAATAACATGTCAAAAGAATTTGCATTAGATATCTGGCAACTCCTAGCGGCCATCGATAAAAAAGACACTTCATTTTTTAGTAAGCTAACTCCAGAACAACGTAAAGGATATTCTCCACTGATTGCGATGAGGTGGTCGACCGGATGTAATGATCCTAAACAAATTTTACATGTTAATGAACTAGTCAATAGGTATGTCTTCAATCTGGGAAAACACCCAGAGCTATTGTATAAACTCCAATGCGCGGCCAGTTCAGGAATTCCTAGGCGATATTCTTGGACCGCTTCTAAAAGTAAAACTAAAAAAATTAAAGGTCTGGATATCGTGATGGAATATTACGATTGGGGTGTTCGTGAAGCGACTGCAGCAATAAAATTATTATCTTCGGAAGATATCATAGCAATGGCTGAAGATCTCGGATATCAAAAAGACGCTCTGTCCAAGTTAAAAAAGGAATTAAAAAATAATGGCTAAGAAGAATAAAAAACAAGTTGTTGAATTACCTTTATCTGAAGAACAGAAAGCCTTTAAACAGGAAATTAATGATCTACACGATGCAATGGATGAAGCAAGAAACGAATATTATGATCGCAAATCATCATGCACACATTCTATTGGATATGTAGTACGACAAGAACCCTGGGGTATGGAAGGTAGTACATATTGTACAATTTGCGATCTCCATTTTGGTCATTACTGTCCGGAATCATTAGATCATGCGTGCCATTATTATACAGAAGATAATGGTCGGGTTAAATTGGCTACTGGCGAATTAGTTGATGCGCCAGATGGTCATAATAGTAAATATGAAACTGATGATAGCTGTATATTTTGTGGTGTACCAGACGAGAGAAAATAATGGCATTCGAATGTGGATATTGCCTTAAGATTTTTAAACATGAGGCTTCATTCATGAAGCATGAATGTCCTCAGATGAAACGAGCTAAGGATATCAATACCATAGAAGGAATGGCAGCCTATGCAATTTATTCAAATTGGATGAAGCTCCAAAAAAGAAAAGTGCCGACGATAGAAACATTTTCGACTTCTAGATATTTTACATCATTTGTTAGATTTTTTCATCACGCTAAAAGATTGAATTTGCCATCGACTGATTCGTTTGTTAAGCTCATGGTTCAGAATACAATCTCGCCTATGCTTTGGTCTCGCGATGAATTTTATTCAATGTATTTGGAATGGATTGACCGTAAACAAGATCCAATCGATCAAGCGGCGATCACAGTGGAAACGATTTATAAAATAGCCGAAGCTGCCGAATTACCAGTCAATAAAATTTTCTCAGTACTTGAACCTAATGAAGTTGTTCATTTGATTAGGCAACGGCAATTGAGTCCTTGGCTTTTACTTTGTTCAAAAACATTCAAAGAATTTTTAGTTGGCGTATCTGATATAGACCGCGAGAATTTATTTAATGTAATTGGATATGCATATTGGGCTGATAAGTTTGAAGCTAATCCGACAATTGTCCAAAATATGAAATTGATTGCAACAGAGTTAGGAATATGAAACTATCACAAGACGAAATAGCAACATTGATGTTTGCTCTTCGAGATGCACAAGCCTCATATTATAGAGATAGTCTACTGGCTATTAAGTACAATGACCAGCGATATGTTAATGAACTTCAACGCAAGACTTTAGCCTGTGAAGCCCTGATTGATAAACTCAAATTGGAAATATAATGAAAACAGTAAAAGGAGAAGTCGAACTAAATATAGTATGTTCGGACCAACCTATTTGGTGTGTCTATGGGTATAAAGATTTCCCATCCATCATGTGTTGTATCATTAAAGATTCTGGTGACTTAATACCAAGTCCGGTAATTTGGGGTTATAGTGTTTATAAAAGAGTTCCGGGGTTTCGGACAATTGGTGACTATGTAGTCAACTGGCGCAAAAATAAAGACATAGTAAAGTTTTTTGTTGATAAGCAAGATGCGCTTAATT